GGATTAGCCGTATTGTTCATAAATTCTATTCTACGTGCAGCCAACTGTTCTTTTACCAAAGCGGCAGAAGAACCGGCAGTAACAATCTGGTAATCACATATAAGTCCATAGTTATCACTTGTACTAATCGCATACAGGAACTGTCTTTCAACGGATGGCTTAGTAATATTTTGATCAATAGAAGTAACTAACCCCCTTATTCCACGAGCAGCCGCGCCCATCAACATGGAAAGTCCCGACGCGGTATCTCCCCCACCCCCAACCTGCGAGTCTCCGTGAGCATACGCTGGTACTCCAGAATGTTCATCGGCAACCTTAGAGAACTTATCGTATACCCTTAACAGTTTCTCTACAACCATGGGTGGTTGATAGAACTGCATAGCCGGTCCGGTACTCATCATGTCCGTAGTTGTATCCCATACTTTCCAGGGAGTCAACTTTTTATCTTCACGTGCGTAAGTAGGGATTCTGTCTACGTTTCTTTCCACCTGTGGTCCCGAGTTGTGAGAGACAAACCCATTGGCTATAAAGTTGTGATTGGGTGCTTCCATGCATAAATCAAAGACTCTTTCTTCTCCAACATATTCAATGGAAACTATTCTATCGTAAGTTATAAACCTATGCAAATAAGCATCACCAAATGTATCTTCTTTTTCATGAAGAGTATGGTGGCAGTTAACGCATAGAGTTTTTTTGTTAGACGGAATATTGTTCCATGGATCTCTATCTATATGGTGTATTTCTATTCTTTTTCCAGTAGACGATTTAATACCACATTCTTCGCAGAAATCTTTCTTATCTACTTGGCATTCATAACGATATCTTGCTGTAGTAGCACTTGTTTCTTTGTTATCCCTTGACGCAATTACTTGTGTTTGGTTCCATTTAGAGTTATGCATGGAAGATGCACATTTTCTGCACCTTACTCCACGCCTCGATGTTGGATCTCCACATTCGATACATATTTTTGGTTTCTGACCTTCGTAAGACTGTGCAAGTGATGCTGCACATGAATGACAACGAACTCCCCTTCCCTTGGTGGGTATACCACAATCCATACAGGTAGACGGAAGTGGTAATACTTGCCCGTTAACCGCAATGAGATCTCCTTCATTGAAGAAATCTAATTCCTGCCAGTTACCAGTATCTCTTAAGAATCTATGCTTTCCAGTTGCCTTTATCTCATATCCATTTTCGGTAATCATATGAAATACCTTTTGGATACCATTGTCTAAAATATCAATTATCCTATTGCAGGTAAGTTTACCAGTTTCTTCATCCATAGATCTAAGCATCATTTGTCTGAATCCACCGCCATACGGACTATTCTTCTTTTCCCACAGGTCATTAATAGTCATACTTCCATAATGTCTATTAACTCCAGAACGGTATACAACAGTATCTCCGGTTAAACATCCCATGGCCGCCGAGTTAACTATAGCTCTAGCCATAGCGTTACATATACCTTGGCAATCAGCTATAATCTGCGGCAATCCTTTTCCCCAGAAACTACCATCCTTATCTTCAAAACTATCTTTATAGAATGGCTTACGTCCCAGTGGATCATCGTTAAACTGTACACCTATAACGTGTGATCCAATCAGGTAAGCCTTCACTTGATAGAACATATACTGATTAAGAGGTTCACCGTACTGATCTTCTTTCATGCCCCATTCAGTAAGCATTTCACCCTGAACTGCACCCCAGTATTCCAACATATCTATCTTATCTGAATCATAGAATATAGGAGACTGCTCTTTATTCATATCAGCAATATCCTGATCTATAGCAAGCCACTCAGATAGTTTGTATCCTCTTACTTCTTCCAAAACATTCATGATCTCAAGATCCGAATAACCGGGGACACCAAGAAGATCTTGTAGAGACATGGGTGTAATTTTAACCCTGTCAATAAGATAACCATCGTCAATCCCGGTAGATCCTGGGGCAGGATAGATGTACAATGGATGCCTGGATTCCCAAGTGGGATACAATTCTTCCGTCATAACCGGCTGGACTTTATGATCCGCTCCGGTAACAATCTTGAGCACCTTACGCTTTTTCACTACTGGACCTTTTATGAACCCAGTATGCATGATTATGTTCGGTATAGCCTTTCTAAGGGCTTCATACCATCCACCCTCTATCAACTTATCGTCAATCTCAGCCTCGGTGTTCTTACCCTTTTCCTTGGCTACAGTAAGAATCTCAGCCTTTACAGCATCCTGAATCTCGGGTGCTCTAGCAGTAATCTGTTGCTGTATATAGTTAATATCGGGAGGTACGCCAGTAGCTGACATCTCCTGTTCAATCTGCATCATAATAGTAGAGAATACTTGCTGACCTGCCTCCTCCATAACATAATCAGGAAGATCGGGTACGGGTGTTGGTTCTATGCCCCAGGGTCTTGTTCCAGGTTGAAATAGGATATCCTGAATCCAGTATCCAGCGTTCTTAGCCTTGGCATCGGTAATCATCATGAATACCTCAGCACCACCCATTTCTTTAATAGCAGCCAGTTTATCTGGGTCATACTGACCATCAACTTGTTTCATATTAGAGACTATCTGTGACTCTACACCATTTTCCTTAAACCGTTTAGCAGAATCGAAACACGATTTAATGTATGCTGCTATAGACTGTTGAGCAAGACTATTTCCTTCTTGTTCGGCTTCATCTGCGGCATCTCTTAACATCCCGTTTTCGAGATCTTCCTGTTCGGTTATTTCTTTATTGCTTACGAATCTCATCTAGTCACCCTATCCATTAAGTCCATGCAGACATAGATCTGTTTGATCTTCGTCCTCGATCTTCTGGGCCGCTATATCTGGAACCCATATGTTGGTATCCGCGAGTAATCTGTGCAGGTCTATCAGCAACAAGTGCAGCATATTGTAATGCATCCATTACATGTGAAAATTCATTCTTAACGGCTACTTCTGTATACTTATCATCAAATCCACGGATCTTCTTAAATTTATAGTCTCCATTAAATCCCCTACGCAATACCTCGCAATTGGGAGATAATTGAAATGCAGACTTCTTGTCTATGTTCTTAGTAAGGAATGAGTCTATGGCATTAAATCTAGCCAACCATGAATTTGTATATGCGGGTGTACCGGGATATCCGAGTATCCTCAATTCATCGTAACAAGACTTTTCGTCTGAGTCTTGTCTGCGGATGCCACTTGGATCGCCAGTAATAATTATTTCATATCCACGAAGGTTGGACATGATGTACGGACGCAGTTGATCTTGTACAAACCTCCTGAGTCCGGTATCCACCCCTATAATTTCGTTAAACACGTGAAACTGACCCTTAGGTAGGTACTGGCAGAAAGCAGCGGCTGGTTGAAGCCCAAAGTCTAATCCAACGATTACGGGTACCCCTCTAATGGGGGCTATCATTTCGTCTGCCAAGTGGAATGTATCAGAGTAATTAGCAAAGACAGGTTTACCATCTCTGGTGAATCCGTACTCACCGTCTATATATACCTTAACGAATTCCGGGTCCTTACCTATAGCGAATGTAGAGTAATAGTTAGAAGCAATATACTTTATGTTCTCTGCCTTTTCACTCCTACCGGATGGTTGTTTATAGATTACATACTTGGATTGTAATTCAGGATCTTTAGGTACTTCTTCCTCAAAAAACTTATACTGCCATGAATCTGTGTCAGGTGGGTTTGTATCTGCTATAATTCCACTCCACGTGCATCCACCATTTTCTATGGATGGATAACGATTACATCTACCTTCCATATGTTGGGATATGATTTTAGGGACTTCACGCCATTCATTAAACCATGCTCCCGTTAACTCTAGCGAAAGTAAGTCCCTCAGTTGTTCTGGTTTATCGAGCGATCTGAACCATAGTTCAATCTCGCATCTTGTACCATCGTCCAACGCTATTTTATCTATTGTATATGTGAAGTTTGTAATCTTGAATGTTCCGAAGTATTCGGGAGGCAACCAGTCGAAGACCGTTGACATAGTTGTGCTTTCCAAGACTCGGTAACTGTGACGCACAATAGCCCACCGTGTACGTCTTACACCATCCGGTCCTGGTGCTTGATTAATGCCAACATTAATAAGTTCAGCTACACATGCGCTCGACTTTCCGCTATTACCCGTAACAAATATAGTATCTTCGCACCGTGCAATAAAGTATCCAGAGGGAACCGAGAAACAATATTTCTTTCCATCTATGGATGGCGTTCTTGATATCTTTGTTGTGTCTCCACGTACCGTGGCACAGTTTTTGTAACTTGAAAAACCAAATATTTGCACGTAATACAAGGGTTTCCATTCATCGTTCCTTTTGTCTTCTACGCAAGAAATTGTAGCTCTTTTCCCTGTAGCATGTGCGGCATATTGTATAAATTCCGCATCTTCTTTGCAAGTAGAAAAATATCTAGATTCGACATACCCACGAGAATCTTGTGTCCATCCATCCCACCTGAGGCATTCGTCAATAATAACTGACAACTCCCATTCTGAACTTTCCCACCATTTGCC